CGAGGTACTCCTTATTGCAGACCTAGCAAACGTGTGTCTAGTAAGACTCCTAAAACATCAGGAGAAATGACTACCGCAGAGAAACGCTCGCGAATAGCGCAAAAGAAAAGCTTGGGGCAACCTGCAGGTAAACCCCGTAGAGTTGCGTCTCTTAAACGAAAAAAGAAATAGGAGATAAATATGGAATGGGATTGGGAACACTGGGCTGCACTTCTAGTCTGGACATGGGTATGGGATAAATGGGTATCTCATCATTGGTACGATGTCTGGTCATGGATGAAAAGCATGTGGGGTTAATAAACCTTAAGTAATGGATTTCAACAAGATTATAATAAGTTTGATTCCGTTACTATTAGTAGCTATGTGGTGGGTTGTGGATTCAATAAATACGATTAATAGAGATGTAGCCTTAATAAAATCTCATTTAACACAGCTCATCACCCCTGCGGGGCAAGTAATACCTTCTACTGATAATTTAGTAGAAAGGCAGAAATTAAAAGAAACATTAGTAGAAAATATACACGGTTTAGATATTAGACTAAAATTAGTAGAAGAAAGATATGTAACAGGTAATTCGTGTGGTGGCAAAATGTATTCGGACTGGCCTTGCATGAATGCAGAAGGCTGTATAAAACTAGGAAAATAAAATGGCAACTTCAGGAACAACAACATTTAATCCAGACCTCAACGAGATTGTAGAAGAAGCATTTGAAAGATGTGGTGCTGAACTTAGAACTGGATACGACTTACGAACTGCAAGACGTAGTTTAAATTTACTCACGGCTGAGTGGGCTAATCGCGGCATCAATTTATGGACAATTACGACAGGCTCCATTTCACTTGTTGCAGGCACCGCTACTTATAATTTGCCAACCGATACGATTGATTTAGTTGACCAAGTTATTCGTACAGGTTCAGGCACGACACAATCTGATTTAAGTATATCTCGAATTGCCGTTCCGACGTATGCTACAATACCAAGTAAAAATGATACAGGAAGACCTATACAAGTTTATGTCGATAGGAAAACGACTACACCGACTATAACTTTATGGCCTATCCCTGATAGTGTTACACCATATACTTTTGTTTATTGGTATATGAAACGTATTGATGACGCTGGAACCGGAGTTAATACACAGGAAATACCGTTTAGATTTTATCCCTGTTTAATTGCAGGACTAGCCTATTATCTCAGCTTAAAGATACCGGGTGCACTTGAAAGAATGGCAATGTTAAAACAAGAATATGAAGAACAATGGATGTTAGCATCTACTGAAGATAGAGAAAAGGCTGATTTAAGACTTGCACCCCGTCAGCAATTTCTATAAGGGATTATAATGAGTAATCGATTTACTGCCGGGAAAAAAGCAATTGCGGTATGTGATAGATGTGGCTTTCAAGTTAAACTGAAAGAGCTTAAAAATCTATACATTAGAACTACAGATACAAATATAAAAGTTTGTAAAGAATGTTGGGAACCCGACCAACCGCAAAACATGCAAGGCATGTATCCTGTAGAAGATCCACAGGCGTTACGTGATCCACGACCTGACGGAAGTTTTGGAGTTGCAGGTGAATATAGTAGTCGGCAAATTCAATGGGGTTGGGATCCAGTAGGACTTAATAATCCTTTGGGATTAGAAATAGAAGATGATTTAGAAGCGACTGGTCAGGTTGGCACAGTTACTGTAACAACAACTTAGGAGTATAATATGAACAACGATAGAAAAGGATGTAAACCAAGCTATAAACAGCCTCAACCAGGGCCCGCAGTAAACTCAAATGGCTACCCTGAAACGGATGTCAAGACAGAAGGTGTTGTTACTCGTGGTAATGGCGCAGCAACAAAAGGTACAAAAGCCCGCGGCCCAATGGCGTAAGGATAGATAATGAACTACACACAATTAGTAGCTGCAATTCAGTCGTATACTGAAAACCAGTATAGTACTACTGATATAAATATATTTATACAAAATGCAGAACAACGTATTTATAATACTGTTCAACTACCTGATTTGCGTAGAAATGTTACAGGTACTATGACTACAGGAAATAAATATTTTAGTCTTCCTAGTGATTGGCTATCTACATTTAGTATTGCTGTAATTAATAATGATAATGAATATACTTATCTTTTGAATAAAGATGTTAACTTTATTAGAGAATCTTTTCCAGATACAGATTCTGGATTTTATGGGCAACCACAATATTATGCAATATTTAGTGATACATCAATGATTTTAGGGCCGACACCAGATGCTGATTACAATTCCGAGCTACATTATTATTACTATCCTGAAAGCATTGTTACTGCTGGTAATACTTGGCTTGGGGATAACTTTGATACTGCTCTTTTCTATGGATCATTACTTGAAGCAGCTGCTTTCATGAAAGAAGATTCAGATACAGTTACACAATATACTGCAAGGTATTCAGAAGCTATGCAGTTATTACAAAACTTAGGTGAAGGTAAAAATAGACGAGATGCTTACAGAAGTGGGCAAGAAAGGATACCGGTAATTCGACGATGAATATAGAACAATTAGATTTAGGTAACATTAATTTTGAAGTACATACAACAAGTGGTCGAGGTCATACTCCAGAAGAGTTAGCTGATTTTGCACTAGATAAAATTATGTACGTCAGCAAGGATGCAAACCCTTTAATTAGGGATCAAGCAGAAGCTTTTAAGGACTATATTAGACAAGTGCTAGTACAGTACTTAAAACAAGCGGTAACATCTGACCGCACAACTTTAGCGAATAAACTGCGTCAAGCGGGACATTCGGATTTAATTAAAATTTTGGAGATATAAAAATGGCAATTTCTCAAGCAATGTGTACGTCGTTTAAAGTTGAGTTGCTTAGTGGCGGTCACAACTTTAATACAACTAATTATGCACGAACTGTAAATACAGCAGATACATTTAAAGTAGCTTTGTATACATCATCAGCAACATTAGATGCGTCTACAACAGCATATTCAGCATCTAACGAAGTATCAGGTACAGGTTATTCAGCGACTGGTAATACTTTATCTATTTCACAAGTACCAACAAGTACTTCTACTACAGCGTGGTTAAGTTTTTCTGATACAACTTGGTCATCAGCTACAATCACTGCTAATGGTGCTTTGATTTATAATGATACAAACGGTGATACTGCTGTTGCTGTGTTAGCTTTTGGTGGAGATAAGACTTCAACTGCTGGGGACTTTACAATCGTTTTCCCGTCAGCTGATTCAACAAGCGCTATTATTAGAATCGCTTAATTAGGAGCGGTTAATGGCTTCATCTACATTATATTCAGGCTATGGTGAGGCCCCGTGGTCTGTCGGTAGCTTTGGCGTTGAGGTATTATTCGTCAATGTAGATGGTGTGTCTGCAACTGCAACGCTGGGCGACGAAACTGTAACTGCAGATGCTAATGTAACTTTAAGTGGAGTATCTGCAACTACTCAGTTAGGTACAGCAACTACTGTAAGCAATAATAACCTATCTGTTACGGGTGTTAGTGCTACTGGGACTGTTGGAGACTCAACTGTTACAATTATCTATACCGCAGAAGTTACCGGTGAAGAAGCTACTTCTGGATTAGGTGCTGTAACAACAATAAGTATCAACAATATATCTGTTACTGGGTTAGCAGGCACTACACAACTTGGCACTGAAAATTTAAATACAGATCAAAATATTTCTGTGTCAGGTGTATCTGCTACAGGCGAAACAGGTACAGTTGGTATTGATGTAGCTTATGTAGGTTGGGGTGCAGGTCCTTGGAGTGAAGGTCCGTGGGGCACGGATACGATATTTGTTCTTGTCAACGGAGTTAGTGCTACAGCTGAACTTGGTTCACAATCTGTTGAAACAGATCAAATTATATCTGTAATAGGCTTATCTGCAGCTACTCAGTTAGGCACTGCAACAACAATAAGTAACAATACTCTATCTGTTACGGGTGTTAGCGCTACTGGGGCTGTTGGGGATGTTGATGTTACAGTTGTCTTTACTATAGATGTTACCGGTGTTAGTGCTACTGGAGCTTTAGGCACCGCATCTGTTGAAACAGATCAAGTTATATCTGTAACGGGTGTTGTTGGTACGATGGCACTTGGTACCGCCACTGTTATTGAAGGTACAGGTATAAATGTAAATGTAACAGGCGTTCTTGGTACTATGCAGTTAGGTACTGCTACTGTAGACGCTAAGGGTAATGTTTACCCAACAGGGGTTTCTGGCACAGGGGGTGTTGGAAACGGAAGATTTACTTTAGTGTGGGGTGATATAGATACCTCACAAACACCAAGCTGGCTACCAATAGCCGCGTAAAGGAATACATATGATAGTTGAAGCAAAAACATTAAAAGATGGTACAATAACAAATAAATATGAAACGCATTTAGAATGTGCAAATTGTGGCATGGAAGTTGATGCCGAAGAATATAATTCAGGAACCTGCTCTGATTGTGGTGCCGCGTGGAATGGTAAAAAACATACTTCTATTCACGTAACAAGCGTACCTGCAAGCGGTCAAACATCATAATAGGAGAAATTTAAAATGGCAAGTACATATTCAGATTTAAAATTTGAGTTAATTGCTACCGGCGAACAATCAGGTACTTGGGGTAATACAACTAATACAAACTTAGGTACCGCCATTCAAGAAGCTATTACAGGCTCAGCTAATGTTACATTCGCAAGTGGACAAGTGACTCTAACACTAACAGATACAAATGCATCTCAGACTGCTCGTAACTTAAGACTAAATTTAACGGGTACTTCAGGCGGCGCACAAAACTTAATTGTTCCAGCTATTGAGAAATTTTATCTTGTAAATAACGGATGTGCTGACGCAATCACAGTAAAAAATTCTACTGGTACAGGCATTGCAGTTCCAGCAGGCAAAGCAATGTTAGTATTTAATGATGGTTCTAATGTTGTTGATGCAGTAAATTCTATGTCTTCATTAACATTGGCTACAGCATTAGCAGTAGCACAAGGCGGTACAGGCGCTACAACAGCTGATTCAGCTTTAACTAATCTAGGTGGTACAACTGTTGGTAAAGGTGTATTTACAGCCGCATCAGCAACAGCAGCTCAACAAGCTATGGATACTGAAGTTGGTGTTGATGTTCAAGCATACGATGCAGATTTAACTACTATTGGCGCTTTAGCAAAAACTGATGGAAATATTATTGTTGGTGATGGCGCTAACTGGGTTGCAGAATCTGGTGCTACAGCAAGAACATCATTAGGCTTAGGCTCTATTGCTACGCAAGATTCAAGTTCAGTATCTATTACTGGTGGTTCTGTTACAGGTATTACTGACTTAGCAGTTGCAGATGGCGGTACAGGACAAGGTTCTTATACAAACGGCCAACTTCTTATTGGTAACTCAACAGGAAATACATTATCAAAATCTACACTAACTGCTGGCTCAGGTATTACTATTACTGACGGTGCTGGATCAATTACTGTCGCTGCAAGTGGTGGTGGTGGTCAAATTCAAACGCAATTATTTACAGGACCAGGCACTTGGACTTGCCCTGCAACAACAACTCAAGTAAAAGTAACAGTAGTTGGGGGTGGGGGCGGTGCTACTGATAGTGTAGGAAGACCAGGAGCAGGGGGGTCGGGTGGAACATCCTCATTCGGTGCTTTCGTTTCATCTACTGGGGGTGGTGGCGCTCCCTCTGGACCTCCTGCTAATCGTGGGGCTATGGGAAATGGAACTGTAACAACAGGAACAGCACTTGTATCAGGAAATCAAAAAATTCTTTCACAGGTTGGTGTAAATAACTCCATTGAGTTTAATGGAGCTATAGCAGGCTATGCTTTTCAGCCTGGATCTTCTGGTGGTCCAAACGCTTATTCAGTTTCAAGTAAAGGAGCGGCTGGTGGTGGTGGACTTGGCACTCCTGGGTCTAATTTTGGGGGTCATGGTGGAATTGCAACGGCAATTTGTCCTGTATCCGCTCCCGTTGCAATTACAGTTGGAGGAGGAGGAGCGCCTAATTATGCTCCCCCCACTCCACAAGGACACGGAGTTGGCGGAGCAGTTGTAGTTGAATGGGTATCGGATTAAAAAAGGAAAAAATATGAAAGCATTAATTAGTACAACAGAAATATCAGATGTAACATGGGTAACCTCGTGGGAAGCAGTCACTCCTGCTACAGACCCTGTTACCTATCAACCATTAACTACATCAACAATTGAAGACACACAGCGTGTGGCTGAAGTCGTAGCAGATGATGCGACCTTTGAAGTTAGTCCAGTATTAATATGGGTAGACTGTGCTGACGATTGTGTGGCAGATATGTGGTATTACAAAGATGGCACTTGCTATATCAAACCTGAAGATGTTGCACAGCCAGAGTAATCTATGTTTAAAGAAGATGGCTATGTCCATTTAAAAGGATTTCTTGACCATAACAATTGTCATGAGCTAACACAGATACTAAAAGGTTTAGTAGCAAAGCAACAGACCATAAAAGATGTGCAGTGTCCTAAGTCACAAGCAATACATGGAACAGAAACCTTTGACCAATTACTGGTAGATTTACTACCACACTTTGAGAAGCATTGCGGTAAGAAGTTATATCCTACTTACTCTTATGCTAGGTTATATGTTCCAGGTGAAGAGCTTACTAAACATACCGACAGACCTGCTTGTGAGATAAGTGCTACAATCACACTAGGATTTGAAGGTAA